GAATTCGCTCACGTACGTCTTGCATGTCAATCAGGAGATGTTGAAGATTAAGGTTTACATCGAACATCGTCTTGATGCCCTGCGTTCCGCTGTTTGCGTCGTAATAAGTTATTCCGCCCGGAAGTCGATCAACCTCCCTATTCTTTAGGGAAGTCGGTATCTGCAATGGAGGGTTAGACATGTAATCGATGCTCTGACTCTTGCGAAGTTGCTGTTGCTGCAATTGTTTTATGTCGCCCAACGCCTCCATTCCGGGAGATCCGCCATAAATATCTCCGCCCGCCACACTCCAGCGCGGAGCGAGCGCCGGAAAATGCTTATAACCAGACTCTCGTAATGGATTTGGATTATCGCTACCGGCCTCGAAGTACATAGACTTCCAAGGCATGTTCTTTGCGTCTTTTTTATTTGCTTCCCGGTCTTCACGCGGCTCAATGACATGGATGATCTTCACCCATTTGTCTAATTGCCCAGCGTCGTACATGTTTTTTACCAATCCGCTGCAATTGTTCCGCCCAAACTCTTTAACAATCTCACCAACGCTGCGCTCAAACTCTCGGTAAAGAGTGCAGACGTTACCCTTCCAATCGTGCGCTATGCAGTATTCGCCGACGGTTAATGGGTGATGGTGGATGACATTATCAAAGTCGTCAGCAACCACAATGACAGACGTGCCGAATGCACCCAACTCTTCATAGCTGGAGTGTAAAGAGCGGTATGTATTAGACTTAGAAAAAATATCTAACATGATGCGCGTGCAATGCGCCAACCATTCGCGCACTGGCTCATACTGCATCAACGCCTCATCTGAAGTGGCAAGCCTAAACCAAGGCCGCGCCGGAGAGGTAAGCCCGCCCATCAACCCGGCAGAAAGAGAACGTAATGCCCGTGTTCCGGTATTGTCATAGATTGCGTTGTGCCTTTTGTTGCCTTTATTTCTATCCTGCGAGAAGTAGCGACCATTCCGAGGTAGAAGGTAAGTTGTAATCTCAGACCAGTGCTCATACCATGATGATCTCTCAGAGCGCATCTGTCCGAGCCGCGATATGGCCTGTCTTTTTTGGTCGAGTTCCATTAACTACCGCCGCCTAGAAGGGTTTTTTTACCCAACGTCAAAGTAGATGGGTCGATGCCTCCGCCAGATAAGAACGTTCCGCCCATTCCTGATGAGCCGTTTCCGGTTGCCGAATTCGGGTTACGTTCAGGGTTCTTTGCTGGAGAATTGCCTGGAGAAACAGGTGGGGCAACAGGTTGGGAAACAACTGGATCTGGAGCATTTTGGCTGCCGTCTGTTTTCAGCCTTTGAGAAAATTTGTCGAGAGTTGGGTTGACTGCATTAACCACCTTGTCGAGCGCTGGGTTGACTACATCAGCCACCTTGGTAAGTACTTTGGTGCTAGCGGTCGAGAATGATTCTGATAGCTTGTCACCAATATTTCCTGATAATAGGTTGTCAACAATATTTCCTGATAATATGCCACCAACACTAGACCCCATTACAACGCCCTCCGCATGCAAACATCGTCAATCTCATAGCCGTGCCGCTCTAGCATTCCGGCAAACTGTGTTCCGCTTCTGGTGTGCCAAATGATGTGATGAGCGCCACGCTCTTTAGCGACGCGCTCCGTTTCTGCAATTAATTTTGCTGCCTTATACGAGTTGCGGTATTCAGGCATGATAAATAACGCATCCGTGGAGCAAAAAATAATATTTGGATTAAATAAATGAGGGGAGGTGACAGCAGTTGAGTATCCAACTAGCCTATCGCCATCAAACGCGCCAATAGCTATCAGCCATCCAGCCAATTGCAGACCTACATATCTGTTTAAATCAGGATTAAATTCAAACTCGAAGCCTGTTTCTTCCCAATTTGCTTTAAGAAGTGGCTGAACTTGGTCAACAAAATCGGATATTTGAACTTCATGAACAGACAAGGTAATCCCCTTACCGCGTTTTAACGGAAAGGATCGTAACCTTGTGCTGATTTATTAAGAAAACCATGAGATGTAGACATTGGATCATAATCAAGCGGATGACCGGTGTTTGCGCGAAACTTCTTTTTTGATACCGGAAAGGCGAACGACAAAGCAAGCGCGTCGCCCCTATTGGGCGACGGCTGCCCTCGGCGCTTCATATCCTCTTTGCTTTCAAGCTGAATCTTGCCATCCATTCGCGGCACAGTCTCCGGCCCGATGAGGTCGGCATAAAGAACATCATCCTTGGGTATTGCCCCGCCTGCCTTGAGCCAGTCGCGTAGATCCTTCCACATCTCAGCGCGCTTATTCAGGCATCCTGGGTCAGACGATGCGCCGCTAAACCAAACAATTTGCCAGTCTCGCCCAAGCGTCTGCCCTGCGCTCACAATTCCCGTTCCGTATCCAGCGTCTATAAATACCGCATCCGCCTTGTGCTCATCCTCAAGATTGCCGAGGATATTAGCTATCTGAATGTCGTTATCGTTCTTTGGTATTGTTCGCAGTATGGTAAATGCCAATCCTTGCCGCTTACCAATCACCAACTCGTCATCACCAGACCATGCCGGATCACACGTTAAAATCACAGGAGCGAAGTCGTAAGACTTTGCATTTAGCTCTTTTCCAAAAGCTGAATCCACATCAACTACCGAAATAAACTGCTTGGATGACATGGATGGAAACATCCCGCGAACACGCACCTTAACAAAGTCACTATCCAAGCCGTAGTCGTCAATCCATTGCTGAATCTGGCTCTTGTTTGTAATTGACACCGTGCGACTATCAATCTGTCGAGTCGTCCAGCGGTGGCGCATCCCATGAAAGCATTTGTGAAAATCTCCGCTGTTTCGCGTCGGGTTGCCAAACTTGAAGAACATCGGCTCCCCGTCCGTCAATCCACCCTCTGCAACCTCACTAATGGCGTTCGGAATTGCAGACGCTTCATCGAATATATAGAACGGCGTGGAACTTGCCGCGTGAAGTCCGGCAAATGCTTCAGCATTCTCTTCTCGGCATGTCTGCGCAGTGCATTGCCATGAGTTCGGATGCTGCTTATGGCTCATCTTCATTGAGCCGCGACCTGTTGAGATGTCGAACCAATGCCCCGTGATGCACTTCTTAGTCCACTTAGCGACCTCCGCCCATGTCTTGCTCGATAGCTGTTCTGCCGTGTTTGCAGTCACGATCCCCTTGCAATGAGGACGAGTGGACATAATCCAGTTCACAATCCAGCTTGTCATGGCAGACTTGCCGATTCCATGTCCTGATGCTGTTGCCATACGGATTACATCAACCGCATTAATGCCATCGAACCCGCGCTCTTTGACTTGGCTGCCAATATCATCAAGGAACTCACACGCCCATTCGTCCGGGCCGTATTCGCAATTAAATCTGCCTTGGTATTTTTCACCAAGCCGGACGATACTCAGCGACGGATCATCTCCCCACGCATAGGCATACATCACAAAACCAAGCGGATCACTATAGAATCGCGCCATGTCCTGCGCCAATAGGATGTCAGGATTAGCCATTTGTGCGTTTGCGGCTCTTGGCTATTTCATTGGCTATATCAGCCCTACCCTCGTCTATCTCGTTATCCAAACCAATTGCCTGCCGCTCTAATGCAATCAGGTTTTTCATTGTCTCGGCGAGCTTTTTCATCGAGTCTATACGCTGCGGAGTAGCGATCGCCTTGCGGAATATCTCGTTTAACTTCTCCATACCGGAGTTATCAGGATCGTTCATTAGCTCTGACAACTTCTCGAACAACTCAGGATCGTTAGTCTGAGCTTCTAGCTCTGCCATGAGCTTCATTGATAGCTCACGCCCTCGCTGAATACCTGACTTGTGAGCCAACAGGATTGATGCTTGAGCATTAGCGTTGACCTCGACTATCTCGCGCTCGTTAACAAACCTCTCTTTGGTAACTTCTCTGGTAACTAGTTGCTTGGTAACTAACTCAGCAGCCTTTGCTTGTATCTTTGCCTTTAGGTCGCGCACCCATCCGTCACGTTTTGCGCGCTTACCTACCGCGACATGCGAAACTCCGCCATCCTCGCCAATTTCACGTAACGTCTTAATTCCTGAGCGATAATCCAATTCGATACGCTCCCAATCAATAACCTTGCTCATTTCATCTCACCAAATAGTTAGCTATGCGCGAAACATAGCCCTTGCTCAATTCAAAAATCACCACAATTTCTTTCTGTGTAACCCCTTGGTCAAGCATCCTTCGTAAAATCTCAACCTCTTTATCAGTTAGCTTGGCCTTCGCCTTATTCCGCCACATACCAGCCCGGCTTTTATCTCTCTGTTTATATTTGCGTTTCACAGTTTGATTCGCTTTTGAAAAAAGAAGGAAACTCTTTCATTATTCGGTTGGTAGCGGAATCAATCGCCTCAATCCTTGCTAATGGATTTTTTGCAGTAATCTCAACTCTTGCTGCCGCAGCAAGTAGAGCTGCGGCCTTTTCTGGTAGGTGTTTAGATATTGTCATTTTTGGTACATTCATTTATCCATTCCTCTCACTTGAACTGAAACACCACCGCCGAACATCGGC